CACGTCAGGGGTCACCGGAGTCTATTGGACCCCCCGCGAGGGAAGATGGGTAGCCCAAACAGGAAGCCACCGATATGGCACCCCCCGCCGCCGATTTTTCCACACCTTCGAGGAAGCAGTGGCCTGCCGCAAGGCTTTTGACGCCGAGGAAGGCTACTCTCCGCTGCACGGCGAAGATGAAGCGGTCAGATGGTTGCTGGGTTGACCCAACTATCTGATTTCCTGCTACACTCGACCCCCAAATGAAGACTTCTAATCTCCGAGATCGCATTGACGGCGAAGCCCTGCTCGCCGAGATCACGAAGCTGGTGGGTCAGATTGTCTCCGGCTGGGTCCCGGTCTATCCGCAGCCCGACATTGACGCCATCCAGGCCAACCCGAACGCCACGCCGGCCGATTACCGCCCGGTCGAGTACGTCCCGGTCGACAAGGAACAGCTCGCCCGGCTCCAGTCGGCGCTGGCGGTCCACATGAAGCTCCTTAATAAGGTCCTGCCCGATCTGAAGGCGCTGGACCTGACGGCGGTGGTCTCCGAGCAACACCAAGCGCTGGACGAGCGCGATCTGGCCCAACGGTTATCCTTCCTACGTGCCTTGTCCGGCCTCAACGACAAGACGACCCCGAAGCGGCTGAACTGACTCCGTGATCAACCCCCTCGCCCAGGAGGACGTGGCCCGGCTCTCCCCGGAGGAGCGCCGGGAGGTCGAGCGGGCGCTCGCCAGCAGCAAGTTCCGGCTGTGGGCGCCAACCCCGGGTCCGCAGATGGACGCCTACTTCTCGGATGCGGATGAGCTCTTCTACGGGGGGGCTGCGGGCGGGGGGAAAACGTCCCTCATCATCGGTCTGGCGCTGACCGCCCACCAACGATCCCTCGTGGTGCGCAAGGAGTCGACCCAGCTGCGGGGGTTCATCGACGACATTGCCCGGATCGCCCGCACCCGTGACGGGTTGAACAAGCAGGATGGGCAGTGGAGAATCCCGGCCTCCGTGGCGCTCGCCCAAGACCAGCTGATCGAGTTCGGGGGCGTGCCCAACCCAGGTGACGAGGAGCGGCACCAGGGCATCCCCCACGATCTGCTGGCCTTCGACGAGGTCACCCAGGTCTCGGAGTACGTGGTCGACTACCTCTCGACCTGGTGCCGCACGACTACGCCCGGTCAGCGGTGCCGGGTCCTGCTGACATCCAACCCCCCAACCCCCTCGACCAGCATCGCCTCGTCGAAGGCCAGCATGGGCGGCCTGTGGTTGATCCGCCGGTACGCCCCGTGGCTGGACCCGCAGTACCGGGACCTCCTGGGGTTCGGGAAGGCGGCGCCCGGGGAGCTGCGCTGGTTTGTAACCCTCAACGGCCGGGAGGAAGAGTGGCCTGACCCCTTGCCGTTCTTGCACGAGGTCACGGCCGGCGAGCGCAAGGGGACCACCGAGATCATCATCCCACGGTCACGGACGTTCATCCCGTCCCTGCCGACCGACAACCCTTACCTGGACTCGGCCTACATCGCCAATCTCCAGAAAAGGCCCGAGCCCCTACGATCGGCCCTGCTCTATGGGGACTTCTCGGTCTCGCTGACCGATACCCCTAACGCGCTCTTCCCGGCCGACTGGGTGCGCTCGGCGGTAGCGCGGTGGGTTGCCCTCACCGATACCCGGCCGGCCTTCCACAGGCCGGACAGGCCCTATCGGCCACCCAACACGCAGCAGACCGGAGTCGGTTGCGATGTGGCCCGGGGTGGGGCCGATTCGACTATCATCCAGCTGCGCTACGGGTCCTACTTCTGCTCGCCGATCGAGATCCCGACGACCGTGGCCCGCACGGGCCCAGAGGTCGCCGGGGAGATCATCAAGCGGCGGACGGACGAGTCCCAGATCGTCGTGGACGCCAACGGAGTAGGGGCCTCGGTCTATGACACCCTGTCACCGACCATTGAGGGCACTATGGCCTACGTGGGGTCATCCAGGGGCTACCTGGCCGACGCCTCCGGGTCCTACGGCTTCCCGACCCTGCGCTCCCAGTCCTATTGGAAGCTCCGGGAGGCCCTTGACCCGGCAGCCCCGTGCCCGTTGGCGATCCCGGACGACCCGGACCTGATTCAGGAGCTTCTGGCGCACAACTGGGCCGAGCAGTCGGGGAAGATCGTGGTCACCCCGAAGGAGAAGATCCAGGAAGCCCTGAAGCGGTCGCCGGATAAGGCGGACGCCCTGGTCCTGGCCTTCGTGTCCCACCAGTTCGGGGATCATGCTGGCGACGAGGACCAGCCTCGAGGCAACGCGGCGGAGGCGGCCCGGGAGCGCCGGCTGGCTGACGCCCGCAGCCTGGATGCGCCCCAGAAGAGCCCGGTATTCGACCCCTGGTCATCCGCAACCCCGCTCTCGGCGACCCGCAGCCGGGCGAGGGCCTCGTGGTCGTCCCGGGAGCTCCCCTACCCTAAGAGGTATTGAGCGTGCCTAGCACACAGGACAACACGAAGTCGATGCTCCCTTCCCGCAAGGGCGCCCGGCTGACCGAGGATCAGATCCACGCGGCCGCGAAGCGCAAGCTCGCGGTCAACCGGGACTACTACAACGACACGCTGAACTCGAACCGGGAGGCGGCCTACGCCTACTACCGCGGGGAGATGCCGGCGGCGTCCGAGGCGCACGACTCGACCATCGTCTCGACTGACGTGTCAGACGTGATCGAGTGGGTCCTGCCAGCCATCATCAAGAGCTTCGTCGAGTCCCCGGACGTGGTGCGGTTCGACCCGGTCAACCCGGAGGACCAGTGCCAGGCCGACTTGGAATCTGATTACGTCCACCACGTCTTCATGAAGAAGTGCGGGGGCTTCCTGAAGCTCTACAACCACATCAAGGATGCCCTGCTGCTCAAGACCGGGGTGTTCTGCACTTACTGGGACGAGGGAGTGACGCACCAGAAAGAGGAGTATTCGGGGTACTCCGAGATCGAGATCGCCGATCTGCTCTCCCCCTCCGACGGGTCCGAAGTCCAGGTGCTCTCGACCAAGAGCTACCCAGTCCCGGTCATCGACCCGCTGACCGGGTCCCCGGTGGACGGGGAGCCGGAGATCCTGCACGACCTCGTGGTCCGCCGGTTCCGTCGCCGAGGACGCCCGGTAGTCGAGAACTGCACGCCCGATGGGTTTGTGGTGGACCTCTCGCACGACTCCATCGATCTCTCGGAGGTTTCCTGGTGCGCCTACTCGACGGTCAAGCCGCGGGCGTACCTGCTTTCCCTCGGGTACGACGAGGACAAGGTGGACGCGCTCAAGGGCGCCGATTCCGCCCTGGCGGCCTACGTCAACGAAGTCCGTTACTACCGGGAGGACGTGGAGCGGGAGAACATCGAGGAGAACGAGACCGCGGACAAGACGCAAGACCTGGTCGATCTGCACAGGGTCTATCACCGGCTCGACGCCGACGGTGACGGCTACGAGGAGCAGTACATCATCATTCTCGGCGGCCCGAACGGCGAGGAGATGCTGGACTACTACGAGGTCCCGGAGAACCCGTTCAGCGCCTCCACGCCCTTCATCGCGGCCCACAAGTTCTACGGCTACAGCCTGTTCGATAAGCTCAAGCAGGTAGCGAACCACAAGACCAAGCTCTTGCGGATGATGGAGGACAACCTTGACCTCCAGAACAACCCGCGCAAGAAGGTTCTTCGCGGCCGGGCGAACCTGGACGACGTGCTGTCGGTGCGGGTCGGGGGCGTACGGCGCATGGACCAGCCGGACGCCGTGACGGAGGTTCCGACGATCCCTATCGACCAGACGGCGGGCGCCCTGCTCTCCTACTACGACAAGATCCGCACCGAGCGATCGGGGGTCGACCCTAACGCGGAGTCCATCGCCAAGATCATGCCAGAGGAGAGCATGAACTCGGCCGTGGAGCGGGTGTTATCGGCCAAGGAGGAAATCGTCGGGCTGCTTATCCGGGTCTTCGCCGAGACCGGGGTGAAGGACATGTTCTTGAAGCTCCGCGGGCTGATGATGCGGTACAACCCGCGGGAGGAGATCGTTCAGCTCCGCAACAAGTGGACTACGATTAACCCCGGGAACTGGGTCGAGCGTTCCGATACCACTATCGTTGTGGGCCTCGGGACGGGTGATCGGATCAAGAAGAGCGCCGGGCTCCAGATGGTCTTCGGGATGCAACAGCAGGCCATGGCCGGGGGCCTTCAGGGTATCCTGGTGAGCCCGGAGCGGATGGCCTTCACTATCGGGGAGATGATCCGGGTTCAGGGCCTCGGGGACCCCGAAGATTACGTGCTCGATCCAGCCTTGATTGCCAAGGACCCGCGCAACATCGACACGCCTCGCGGACAGGAGATGGCGCGGGCGCAACAGTTGTTGCAACAGCAGGAGCAGCAGGCGGCCCAGCAGCAGGAGGCCCAGCAGCAGGCGCAGCAGGCCCAGGCCCAGATGATGGCGCAGATCCAGATGCAGATCGCCCAGATGCAGGAGGAGACCAAGCGGATGACTGCTCAGATGAAGGCCCAGAGCGAGCAGTCTTCCCTGCAAGCCGAGGTCGGGAAGTTCATGGAGGAGATGCGCTTCAAGTACGATGAGCTTGAGGCCAAATTCCAGACCGACCAGGCCAAGGAAGCCTCGAAGGCCGGGCAGGCGATGATGCAGGCCGCAGTGACCCGTCAGGCCGCCGTGGAGCAGTCCCAGAGTCGTCGCGAGGTCGCCGAGATGCAACAGGTCACCAGCCTTGCGGTAGCCGAAAAGCAGAAGGAGGCCGCCGAGGCCAACGAGCCCAGGATGAACGAGGGGGAGTCCGATGATTGACCAGCGCAACCCGATCCCGACGAGCTTCCTTGACTGGTTTGAGGCGATCTCGCTGACCGACGCCAATGCGGACGAGACCCGGCTATTCCTGCAATCTGCGGCGGCCCTGGCGAAGAACCAGACCCTCCAACGGATTCTCGGGCTCATGGAGGCCCGGTGCCTGATGGGCGTCCGCGACTGCCCGGTGGGGGATACCTTGGCCGCCGAGAAGCATCGGCTTTTGCTCCGGGCTATCGTGGAATTGCGGGGAAACCTCGAAGGTTTCGCGACCGAAGCCGAGATGAAGCAGAAGTCTTGATTTTAAGCTACTATTCTCGCGAGGAATTTGAATGAGCGACCAACCGATACAGTCGGATACAGATCTGATGCAGGCTTTCGTGGCGCTGCACGGCGATGCTCCGCCTGAGGAAGGTTCGAAAGGACCAGCGAGGGCTTCCATGAAGCCCGAGTCCGAGACTCCCCCGGAGACCCCGGTAACCCCGGAAGCGGAGGAAGAGGGGGAAGAGGGGGACGAAGGCTTCGACGAGGCCACGCTGCAAGCCCTCGGGCTTGGGAAGAAGGAAGAGCCGAGCAGTGGTGAGACCGGAGATGCCGGAAGCCCGAAGGTAGACCTCAAAGCACTGACCGAGGCTCTGGGCCTTGAGCCTGACGCCGTTACCTGGACCCCCGATGGGGTCCGGTTCAAGGCGAAGGTCGATGGCCAGGTCCTTGAGGTATCGCCCGAAGAGCTTCGTAAGGGCTACCAACTTCAGAGCCACTTCACCCGCCAGCAGGAGGCATTCCTCCAGCAACAGCGGGAATGGGAGCAAGCGGCACAGGCACGCGAGCAACAGGTCACCCAGGCGGCAACCATAGCCTCCCAGGTGCTCGACGCGGAAGAGGCGGCCTTCAAGCAGAAGTACACCCGAAACGACTGGGACACGTTGCGAACCGAGGACCCCGCGGAGTATGCGGCCATGGTGGCCGACTACAACAAGGGGCTTCAGGACATCCGCAGCCGGCGCCAGCAACTCCTCACGGGGGTGCAGGCGCGGCAGCAGCAGCAGGCCCAGGAGTACCAGCAGCGGATGGCCCAGCACATGCAAGAGCAGGGCGCAAAGCTGGTCGAGACGCTCGGGTGGAAAGGCGAGAAGGAAGTCCAGGAGGGCGGGAAGCGTCTGAACGAGTACATGCTCGCTCAGGGGTTCACGCCCCAGGATCTACAGGGGGTCTATGACCACCGGGCCTTTGTGCTGGCGGAGAAGGCGAGGCAGTTCGATGAACTGCAAGCCAAGATCGCCAAGGCGCGGGCCAAGATCCAGGAAGCGCCGAGAATGCCCGCTGGCGGAGCCGCCGCTGCCCCCGGAGACAAGGGGGAGACCAAGCTACGCCGCGACGCCCAGAAGCGCCTGAAAGAGTCAGGCTCCCTGGAAGACGCGGCGGCGGTCTTCCGAAGGCTTAAAGTTGTTTGATACGAGGTAACTCCAAATGGCCGCACCGGCTGACTATTTCCAGAGAATCGACTTGACCGATGCCGCCGGTGGCGGCGACACGGCCCTTGATCGCACGGGGGATAACGTCCGCGAGGACTTCATGGACGCGATTTACAGCATCGCGCCCACCGAGACGGCCTTCATGTCCGGCATCGGGAGGGGGGCCTCGAAGGATGTCTACACGTCCTGGCTCCAGGACACCCTGGATGAGCCCGACGACGGAAACGCCCTGAAGGACGGCGCGGACATCGGCGCCGATTCCTCGCAGAAAGCCCGCCGAGTCGGCAACATCAATCAGATCAGCGGTAGGTCGCTCATTATCTCCGGCCGCGCGGAGAAGGTGGACAAGGCCGGCCGGTCCTCCGAGATGGCTTACCAGCTGGCCAAGGCGGGCAAGGCCCTGAAGCGGAGCATGGAGGCCATCCTCACTGGCAACCAGGGCGCGGTGCCCGACCTGAACGGCGACACGGCGAGCCTGCTCGGCGGCCTGCGGGCCTGCTTCCGGGATGCCGTGGCCCCCGAGAGCGACACCGCTCTGGTGGGCGCGACCGGGGCCAACGGGGGCGTCGGGGCTGCGGGCTACCCGACTGCGGCGACTCCCGGGACGGCCAGAGCCTTGACCCAGACCCTCCTGGACACGGCTTTCCAGGCGTGCTACGTGAACGGCGGCAACCCGGACACCATCATGGTGTCCCCGACCGTGAAGCGGCTCATTACCGAGTACCTCTACAGTTCCTCGGCCCGGGTCGCGGCGCTTTACAGCGATGTGAAGGACAAGCGCACCGGTGACGTGGCGGCCCAGTCCTCGATCTCCGTCTACATCCATGACTTCGGCATGGCGAAGATCGTCCCCAACCGCTTCCTGGGATACACCAGGGCGGCCGGGGCGCCCGCGGACGATGTTTACTTGCTGGACATGAGCATGTGGTCCGTGCTCTACCTGAGGCCCTTCTTCACGAAGACCATCCCGGCCACAGGTGACGCCGAGAAGCGCCTCCTGCTGGTGGATTACACCCTTCAGTACAAGGAGGAGATGGCTTCCGGGGTCATCGCGGACATCGACTCCACCACGCCCATGACGGCATAAGCCATGCCTGAGATCCTCTTCGATGAGGACGAGAACCGGCGGGTCTGGGCTACCCCAGACCCGGCCGGGGTTACGTTCCGAACACAGTTCAAGGGGACCCAGGGCGTGCTGGACCGTACCGCGGCCACCCGCACCCCGAGGCACGCCAGGGTCAATACCGAAGGGGCCGCTTGGCACAAGGTGGCCGACATTCCGGTGGAGCTTTACGAGAAGCTCACCGTCGGATTGGGGCGCCCGCCCACCGCGGAGGAACTGGTCGGCATCTCCCAGATGCCGGAGTTCCGGGCGCTCTCGGCCACCGAGAAGCGGCTTTCGATAGCCCCCGAGGCACGGGCTTTTGCCCGGGTCGCCGAGGATCTTCTACGCAAGGGGACCAAGTGATGCCCGGACGATTCGTCTACAACCGGTTGCGCGAGGCCAAGGCTTTCGCGGAGGGACAATCCGCAGTGGCCGCCGGGGCCCCCTCAACCACTAACCCGCATCCGGCGGGCGCCCCGGCGCATGACG